AGATTCATTTGACAACCAAAAAATTCTCATAGGATGATTATTTTTGCAACTCATAATAGATTTTTTGCTAAATAGGCAGATTGTCAGTTGGAAATGTTCTCTGACATCATCGACAATGGCAACGACCAATGCTTCTACCACGGTGACCATTACCACTTCTTCTGCTCACGGCGCATCTACAGGAGATATTGTGCAATTAGATGCTGTGACTTTACCCGGTGGCACGGGACTTAGCGCTTCTAACTTTGAAGATAAGAAATTTGAAATTACTTCTGTACCCTCAACAACAACTTTTACAATTACCTCTTCGGAAGCTGCAACAGCCACTGTATCAACAGGAGGTTCGATGACTTGTAAAATGTATGAAGTGGTGGGTCCTCAAGAACAAACTTATGGTTATGGTTGGGGTGTTGGTAACTGGGGTGGTACCGTTGACTCTGCTACAACCACAACAGTGAACGAAGCTTTAGATGCAACGGAAACAACCATTACCTTAACCGACGCTTCTGCTTTTCCTACTTCTGGTACGATTCAAGTAGACTCAGAACTGATTACCTATACCGGTAAATCCACCAATGATTTAACAGGGTGTACTCGAGGAGCTTTGGGTAGCACTGCAGCGACTCACGATAATGGAGCAACAGCTACCGATGCGTCTGACTTCAATGGATGGGGCGTGGCTCGCGGAGCGTCACTTGTAACCTTGGAACCCGGACTATGGTCCTTAGATAATTTTGGTGAAGTCTTAGTGGCCACGATTGCTAACAGTAAAACTTTTACATGGAACGGCGGAGCATCGGATGCAACATCGAACAGAGCATCAACAACCACTTCTGGTTTTGCAACCGGTAATAATCCAACATCTACTCGTGTTAGTTTGATCTCTCCAACCACACGACACTTAATTCACTTTGGTACTGAAACAACGATTGGCACAGCTACCACACAAGATGATATGTTTATTCGCTTCTCTGATGAAGAAGATATTAATACCTATGCACCTTCTGCTATTAACGCAGCGGGTACACAAAGACTACAAGACGGCACGAAGATTGTGGGTGCCTTGAAAGCAAAAGAAACAATTTTGATATGGACTGATACTGCTTTGTACACCATGAAGTTTATTGGTGCTCCTTTCACTTTTGGTTTTGAACAGGTTGGTACAAACTGTGGTTTGATTGGCAAGAATGCGGCCGTCGAGATAGACGGTGTTGCTTATTGGATGAGCAGTAGTGGTTTCTTCTTATTCGATGGTACAGTGAAATCTTTACCGTGTTCTGTAGAAGACTTTGTCTATGATGATATTGACTTAACCAAAGGACAACAGATTACAGCCGGTGTTAATAATCTCTTTACCGAGATTATTTGGTGGTATCCTGCATCAGGTCAAAGTTTTAATAACAGATTAGTTGCCTATAACTATCTTGAATCTTTAGGAGCACAAGTTCCTGGGGGTATTTGGTACACTAGCACCGAAGGCCGTACATCATGGATGGACTCTTCTATATACCCTAAACCTTATGCAACATCTTTTGTATCTAGTGAAACAGGTACATTTCCGGTTATCCAAGGAGATACAGGACTAGGAGCAACAACGTATTTCGAACATGAAACCGGTGTCAATCAAGTTAATGTTGACGGATCGAGTACCGCGATTAGCTCGTTTGTACAGTCTTATGACTTTGATTTAGAAGGACAAGGCACAGAGGGGGAACAGTTCTTAGCTGTTCGACGATTCATTCCTGATTTCAAAACATTGCAAGGCACGGCTAAAGTAACGTTGGCCGTGAAGAGTTTTCCTTCCCAAGACGAAACAACAACAAGTTTAAGTCCTTTCTCGATTACATCATCAACCACCAAAAAAGATACTAGAGCTCGTGGTCGATATGTTAATATTAAAATAGAAAATGACGACGTCGATCAGAACTGGAGATTTGGTACTTTCAGTTTAGACGTACAGGCAGACGGGGGTAGATAATGGCAAAGATAAATGTTAAGATACCAGAACCAAAAGAGAATTACGATGTATCAAACCAAAAACAAATAAACAGAGCGATTGGTATTATTATTGAACAATTGAACTCTACTTATTTGGATGAATTAAAACAAGAGTCGGAACGTTACACGTGGTTTAAATCGAAAGGCAATGGAGCTTAATGGCAAATATATACAAGAATGCACAGTTTGATTTAGATGTCACAACCGTAGTTGATGTTTATACTTGTCCTTCTAACTCCAGAGCAATTATTCAAAACATTCACGCAGCGAACGTAGGAACAGCCAATACAGAAATCAAAGCTTTTGTTTATGATGATTCTGCAAGCACTACTTTTCAGTTTGCTGAACATACTGTAAACTCTGGTGATTCACGTAGTATTTCGGATGGATCTATCGTATTAGAAGAAAACGATAAATTACAATTACAAGCAGCAAGTGCTGATGTGTTTGAAGGTACTTGTGCTATATTAGAAATGAATAGAGATTAAGGAGATCATATGTCTTTTTTAGAACCCGGTGGAAAAGTATCCGTTGTTAAAGACGGTAAGACCGTTGAAGAGATTGATATTGAAACAGAAGTAACACTGATCAATACCAAGACAAATCAAGAGTATAATTCTGATCAAGAAGCTCAAGATGATGTCGACAACCCAGGAACAGAAACTAAACAGGAGGATTTAAGTAGAAGTGTAAGAATTAGGGTAGCTAAAATGCCTGATATTTTGACTGACTCAAGTTCTTGACACTGTGATAGATACTGGTAAATTATACGATATTACCGTAGCTTATGGACTTTATAAGTTGTTTCCTCGCTACAAAGATCACACGTTCGAGGACGTGCTCCAACATATAGCCCCATCTGTGAACCTGAATCAATACAAGATTCATTACAGAAATGAGCTACCATATGCCTTTACAAACTGGGCATTTTTAAATAAGGATGCAGAAAAACGATTTATGACAACCGCCGAATTAAACCCTGAAGATTACAATAGCGGGAACATTCCTTGGCACATCGATACTATCTGTGTTGATGATGTTAAATCTGTCATGAAATGGACTAAACAATACTTTACAAATTTACTTGGGTATAATAAACCTGTAAAATGGCTGAGGATAACTGATGATGAGGTTATCACAAGAGTCGTAACAAGATATACAAAGGAGCACTATGGGGTCGATAAGTAAAGCCGTTAGAAGAGTCATACCAAAAGAGATACAACCTATCTTACCTATCGCGGCTTCTATGTTTGGTGGTCCTCTTGTTGGAAAAGCTTTAGGTAGCGCTTTTGGAACAGGTATCATGAGCACTCTAGGAGGCAAAGCATTGGCCTCTGGATTAACATCAGCTGGTGTTGATTTATTAACTAAAGGTAAAGTTGATCCTCGAACTGCAGCCGTATCCGCTTTAATGGGAGGTGGTGGACAATATTTTAAAAATGTTGGACAAGGTGGACAATTTTTAGGAATGGAACTAGGTGATAAAGCAAAAAGCGCTTTTACTGATTTAGGTTCTTTATTAGCACCAACAGAAATTAGTGAAGGTGGTAAGTTTCAATTAGCTTCCGGAATACCTGAAGAAGAAGTTTTAGGTAGTCTTGCAAAAAGCGCAGGCACCGCTGTAACAGCAGGTGGAACAATCTCCGCGTACGACGCAGCAGAAGAAGCGCAAAGAAAATACGAAGAAGAGATGGCCGGTAGAGAAGCTGATGCTGCCGCTGATAGACAATCAAGAATAGATTATATTACAAGATACATGGGAATGGCAGGGTTCAGTCAAGCTGAAATTGACGATGCATTATCTCGTTATGGATACAAGACCGGAGGCCGCGTTGGTTTTTCTGGTGGTGGTAGTTTATATGACAAGGCGTCTGATATGAATCGTCTTGCTATGGAAATAAAATTAATTGATTTAGGTTATGGTGGTTTTGGTGGAAAAGATTTAGAAGGTATGAGCGATGAAGAGATTAAAAAATTATATGAACAAGCTACGAGCAAAGCCAACGGTGGACGTATTGGATATAAAATAGGTGGTTCTACCGTGAGTAATTTTTTAGCTAAATTTGGTATTGGTAGACCTAGTGAAGAAGTTTTAGACAGAATGTTTGAAGAACGTAAAAAAGAAATCTTTAATTCGATGTTTGATCCCGAAGCAGGTACAGGTGCTTATAGTATGGAACAAATGCAAAAGGCAGATGAGATGGCTACAAAACAAGCAATGCAAGAATTAGAAGAATATAAAATGCGTATTGGTATGGAGATGGAAAACCCACCAGAAGGAACGGTTGGTTCTGATGTTATAGAACAGATTATGGGACCTAGAAAAGAGGGCCGTGTTAAAGAAGCCAAGGGTGGACGTATTAAATATGCAGAAGGTGGTTCTTCTACTGAACAACAAAAAAGAGAAAACTATTTTGATTTAAAAAGAGATGAGTTTATGTCCTTATCTGAGTATTTATTGAGTCCTATGTCAGATGCTGATTTAAGAAGCGGTAAAGCTAAGGGCGGACGTATTGGTTTAAAAGAAGGTGGAACTGGTGATGTTCTGTTTGATACTTATAGAGATGCTTTTAGTGAACTAATAGGATACCCTGGTTATATTATTCAAGACGAACAAGAATTTGGTAGTAAATTACTAGATGATCCTAAATTTTTTGGTCCTGGCTCCATGCTAAATATGGAAGACTTTAGAAAAGAAAGATTCGGACCAGATTCTCCTATTGCAAAATATTTAAAAAGATTACCTGAAAAGAAAAGAAAAGAAGCATTGAAAAAGTTAAGAGATTTTGAAGCGGACTATAGAGAACGTAGTAGATCAGAAGAAGAAAAATATCTTGAAAAAAGAGGTTATATGGCAGAAGGTGGTATCATGAACTTAAAAATGGGTGGTATGCCTGCTGAAATGGATTTACGAGGTGGTGGCTTTGTACCGATTGGTGCAAAAGAAAAAGCCGACGATGTCCCTGCAAGATTATCAAAGAATGAGTTTGTCATGACCGCTGATGCAGTGAGAGCTGCCGGTGGAGGAAGTGTTAACAAAGGGGCAAAAAGAATGTATGATTTAATGCACAAATTGGAGGCTAGAGTCTAATGCCAGAAGAAACGATTACCACGACGAAACCCGCGCCGTTTATAGAGGCGGCGGGAACAACATTAACAGAAAGACTAATGCCTTTACTGAGCCCTGCTCAGGCTATGGATACTTCAGCTTATGCTCCCACAGTCGCTGCACAAGACCCGTTACAACAACAAGCGTATCAACAAGCTTCTGGTTTAGGTTCATTTGAACCTTTTTTAGCTCAGGCCGGTGCCGAAGCTACAGGAGCAGCTCAATACGTAGGACCTCAAGCGTATCAAGAATTTATGTCGCCGTATCAACAAGAAGTCATTGACACTTCTTTAGCGGCGTTACAAAGAGAACGAGATATTGCAAGACAACAAATAGGAACACAAGCAGCACAATTAGGTGCTTTCGGTGGTGGACGTCAAGCAGTACAAGAAGCAGAATTTGATGTGGGCACAGCCATGGGTAAAGCTCAAATGGAAGCGCAACTCAGAGCTCAAGCGTTTCAACAAGCACAACAACAAGCACAACAAGCTTTTCAGCAACAACAAGCTTTGTCAACACAACAACAAGGATTAGCACAATTAGCACCACAGCTCGCACAACAAGAGATTACCGGATTACAACAACTAGGACAGCAACAACAATTACAATCACAAGCGATTCTAGATGCTCAAGCTCAAGCCGCAAGAGAGGCTGCGTTCGAGGAGCAACAACGATTAGGTTTCGTTGGTCAGCAGCTAACTGGATTAATTGGTGGATATCCCGCACAACAAACTTTTCAAACAACAACACAGCAACCCCCTAGCCCATTACAAAGTATTTTAGGTATTGGTACAGGTGTCGCTGGTATCTTAGGAGCATTAGGAGGATAATGAGCACAACTTTAAGAAGGCCAATGTTTAGAGGTGGTGGCAAGATCGAGAGCCGCGGAACGGGGATTACATCTGGATTAGACGATAGACCGGGGTACGCGGAAGCTGGTGTTGTTAGTCCTATTGATATGAGTCGTGTTCAATCTGAAGCAGAAAGATTATTTGAATTGCAAAAATCAATGGGCCTTTTTGATCGTCCAGAAGAAAAAACATTTGGTGTTCCAGAATATTTAAGATTAGCGCAAGCAGGTTTTGAATTTGCAGGAAAAGGTGGTGATGGAACTTTCTTTCAAAAAGCCTCCGAAGTTGCAGCTCCTGCTCTAGGTGACATCGCCGGAACTATCGCTGCGAAAAAGGAAAGACAAAGAGAATTAGCACAACAAGAAAAAGCATTGAAAGCTTCAAACGTAGGGGCTGTTTATGAACAGTTAGGTAAAGAAGCTATTCAAAAAGCAAAAACATCTGAATCAGGTTATCAAATAGAAAGAAAAATTGAAATGATAGGTGAGTTAACAACCGACATCAATGAATTAATTCAACAACTATCAGGTGCTGAGGGAGATCAAAAGGAAGAAATTCAAAGACAGATAGATTTAAAAGAATCACAACTAGCTGTCTTAACTGAAAGTGATCCTATCATGGAAGCTTTCTTAAAATCAGATGAAGGTACAGATTTATTTTATGACGTTGGGCAAATATTACAAGACACTCCAAACCCAACAACTAACCCTCCAAGAAATTGGGAACCTACAGATCCTGGTTATTATTCAGAAGTAATGAGACTAGTAAAAAAAACTTTAGGCTCTTCTTATAAAAAAGGTGGTCGAGTAAAAATGCAGCAAGGAGGTATGACCACACAAACAACTCCTGCAGCACAACAAACAACTCCTGCAAATCAACAAATTGAAACTTTATCTTTTGCTGATTTAAGAGCCAGACTTCCACAAGAAATTACTAATGATATTGTGATGTTAATATCACAAAGCAATCAAGCTTTATCTGACTTTGCAAATATCAGAACACAATCCGACGTAGACAGCTTCAATAAAAGATACAACGTAAACTTAGTTCTACCTCAGGAGGAGTAAAATGTCTTTTGTAAGAAGACTCGGTGATAAATATCAAATCACTGCTCAAAACGTTGAAGACGCAACAAAAGATCAATTAAATCCCGAGCCAGAAAAAAAACTTTTTAGTTGGAAAAATTTTTTAGACAATGTCAAAGAATTACCAAACCCGTTAAATCCTGTAGGTGGTCCTGTTTCTTATGCTAAACAACTACTAGAAAAAAAATTAGAAGAAGAAGGAAAATTAAATGAACAAGATGCTAGTAGTTGGATTGATGAAGTTCGAAAAGGCGTCAATGCTGGTCAAGCAAGAGTAGCTTATAGTTTTGCAGATTTATTGTTTGGTGGAATTGATATTGCACTAGACACTCAACTTACGAAAAAAGTAGATGAGATATATAATAATTACAAACCAGAACAACCAGAAGATGCAATAGGAGATATTACTTCTCTTTTAGTTGAATATGGATTACCTGGCTCTGTTGTACTAAAAGTTGGAAACAGAGCTAGAAAACTAATACCAGGTGCAAGTAGACTAACAAACTATTTATCAAAAAATAAATTTACAAATGTAGCACAAAGAGCAATTGGTTTTGGTGCTTTGGGTGCTGCTACTGATTTTATTGCTAGTGGTCCTGATGCGCCGGTTCCTTTTCAAGAAGAAAAATTAGTAGATACAGAAGGTTTAGAAGGAAGAGAACTAGCCACAGCTAGACTGAAAAATAGATTACTATACGGACAAGAAGGAGCTCTTTTAGGTAGTGGTTTTTCTTTATTAGGTAAGCCCGCTGCATTGGGTTTTAAATATGGTTTATTTAAGCCCGCTGCAAAAGTGGCGGGAGTAGGATTAAAAGCGGTAGATAGTTTAGTGATCAGTCCTGCTTCTTATTTATTATCAAAAGATCCAATTGTTATACCTACAATTTCTAAAGGTATCAAAGCAGGAGGAGAAGTATTCTTAAAACAAATACTAGCACCTATTGCTGTAAGAAAATTACCTTTTACAAAACTACCACCTTTTCAACAATGGAGATTATTTTCTGTACAAAGTGCTGATCCTTTAAAATCAAGATTAAAAAAGTTAGATAATTTCTTAGCAGCTTTTCGTTCTGTAGGTAAAGAAACAGGAGAACAATTTAATTTAACTTCTGGTGCGGCTCGATACATCAAAGCACAATCAAGAAAAATAGAAAAGTATTTAGAGTCAATAGAAAAGAAAGCGTATAATTTAGCTAAATCTTTTAATAATCAGTACGATAAAGCAACAAGTTCTCCAGCTCAACAAACTCAATATTTAGATTACGTTTTAGAATATTTAAAAGGACAAAGACAATTAAATAGTTTACCAGAAGAATTAAGAGGCACTGCTAAAAATTTAAATGACGAGTTGATAAAGATAAAACAAACCTTTGGAGATGCCTTACCAGAAGGTGATTTAAAAACATTTATTTTAGATAACGTTGCTGGATATATGAGAAAGTCTTTTAGTATTTTTACGAATTCATCTTATGCTCCACCAAAAGAAGTATTTGATAAAGCGGTCAGTTGGGTCACACAAAATGTAGTCCGAAAAAATAAAGATTTAGTAGAGGCTGCGATTAAATCAAATCCAGATGTAAGTGTTGATGATGCATTAAAAGAATACGCTGAGATTTTAACACAAAATATTTTACAACAAGGAAAAACAAATGCTGATGATCCTTTACAAACATTACAGTTTATCGCAAAAGACATTTTAAGAAGTGATGAATTTTTAAAAACAGGTGATGAGTTACCTGCTGTTATCAAACAATTATTAGGTGAAGAGAAAAACTTAAAGTCTTCTGTTTTACAAACAGTCACTGGTATGATTACAAGTACAACTAATAAAAGATTATTCGATCAATTAGCAGAACTAGGACTAAAACAAGGGTGGTTATTTGAAACGAGAGCCGCGGCTCGTGCAGCGGGTGTTTTAGATGCAAAGCAAATAGTAAGACTACCTGGTCTTGGTTTATTACAGAGTGATGACTTAGGAAAATTGTATGCTTCTGGTGAATTAGCTGAAGCAATGAGAGGTAGTAAAGGATTTTTAGATAAGTTGATGCAAAACAGTATTTACAATTTTTTACTACAAGGAAAAACTTTAGTTCAGTTTGGTAAAACAGTTTTATCTCCCGCAACACAAGTTAGAAACGTCACTTCTGCAAGTTTCTTTCCTTTAGCTAATGGACATATCGGTGGTATGGGTTCTGTTCCTAATGCTTTAAAAATGGTGTTAGATGATATCTTTGGGGCAGGGAAAGTATTAAATGAAAAAGAATTAATTGATAATATAAGTAGAAAAATAGAACTTGGTGTCATTGATGAAAATATCGTGGCCTCTGAATTGCAAGCTGTTTTAAAAGAAATTAAAGCAGGCACAGTTGATAATACGGATACTCTTATCAATAAATTAGCTAATACTAAGTTTATGAAAGATGTCACCAGAGTCTATGCAGGCGGTGATAATTTATGGAAGTGGTACGGTCATGAATATATGAAATCACAATTAAAAAGTGTTTTCAAAACAACAGACGATGTAGCCGCATGGTTCAAAGAAATTGTTGGGAGAGAATACAATGTGGTTGGGAAAAATCTAGATGAAGCAATTGAAGAAGCCGCTGCTTGGTATATTAGAAATACTTATCCAACCTATAGTAAAGTTCCAAAAGTCATTCAAGACTTAAGAAAACTTCCTCTTGGAAACTTTGTATCTTTCCCTGCAGAGATGATTAGAACAACTTACAACATACTAGAATTAGCAATGAAAGAAATTGCATCAAAGAATCCTAAGATGAGACAAATGGGGTATCGTCGACTGTTTGGAGCGGGTACTGTTTTAGGTGGGGCTGATATGGCAGTATCTAAAATAGCAGAACAATTCACTGGTGTTACGGATGAAATGATTGATGATTATAAAAGAGATTATGGAGCTAGTTGGGAAAAGAATTCAAACATGATACCTATCACTAAACCAAAAGATGGTTTATTTAAAATGATTAACTTTTCTTACTTTAGTCCTTATGATGTTGTGACCGCTCCTTTTAGAGCAATGACAAATATCCTGAAGCAAAAAGAAATAACACCTAAAGAAGCACAAGATAGTTTGTTGTATGAATTTGTTACAGGACCTGTCAATCAATTAATTAGTCCCTTTGTTTCTGAATCTATTTTATTTGAAAAAATAGCTGATGTTTTACCCGCTGGTTATGGTGT